GCAACCCCATATGCATGGGATTATATGCGATCTCGTCTACGGTCCACTGCTCCTGATCTTCCGGTGTACATGAGGGCTACTACCAATCCGGGTGGCAGAGGCCATCATTGGGTCAAGAAGATGTTTATTGATCCAGCACCACCTAATAAGCGTTTTAATGCTACAGACATTGAAACCGGAGAAGAATTAAAATATCCTGCTGGACACATAAAAGCAGGAAAGCCATTATTTAAGCGTAGGTTTATACCCGCAAGACTTGTCGATAATCCGTACTTATCTGAAAGCGGTGACTATGAAGCAATGCTTTTGTCGTTACCGGAGCAACAAAAGAGGCAATTACTAGACGGCGACTGGGACATTAAAGAAGGTGCAGCCTTTACCGAGTTTGACCGTAATGTTCACGTTATTGAGCCTTTTCATATTCCAAGTAATTGGGTTAAATTTAGGGCCTGTGACTATGGGTACGGATCTTATACTGGGGTTGTTTGGTTTGCTGTAAGTCCAGACGAACAGCTGATTGTGTACAGAGAGTTATATGTGTCAAAGGTGTTAGCTACGGATTTAGCTGACATGATTTTAGAGTTAGAGGCAGAAGACGGCAATATTAAGTATGGTGTATTGGACAGTTCATTGTGGCACAAGCGGGGTGACACAGGGCCAAGTCTAGCGGAACAAATGATTATTAGAGGGTGCAGGTGGAGGCCGTCAGATAGAAGTAAAGGTAGTCGCGTAGCAGGTAAAAACGAAATACATAGAAGACTACAGATAGATGAATTTACAGAGGAACCACGTTTAGTATTTTTTAATACTTGTACAAACATAGTTGCTCAGTTACCTGCACTACCTATTGATAAAAAGAATCCAGAAGATATAGACACTAACGCAGAAGATCATTTGTATGACGCGCTACGTTATGGTATAATGTCTAGACCTCGTTTCAGTATATTTGATTACGACCCCAATACACCGCGTAATTCACATAGACCCGCTGACGCTGTGTTTGGATATTAAAGGAAGTGTAAATGGCTATCGAAGAAGACGAAAACCTAATAGAGCGCATGGGCATTGCGGCAGAAGACGTTAAAGACGTAGAAGATTGGGACTACGGATTTACGCCTATTCTTCGATATATTAATGATAAATATGAAAAAGCTAAGACGTATCGTTTTACAGAAGAACAACGCTGGTTAAAAGCATATCGTAACTATCGTGGTATTTATGGACCCGATGTTCAATTTATGGAAACGGAAAAATCTCGTGTTTTCATCAAAATCACAAAAACAAAAACTTTGGCTGCTTATGGTCAAATTATTGACGTACTATTTGGTAGTCAGCGCTTTCCTCTTACTATTGACCCTACAACTCTTCCAGAAGGTGTAGAAGATACAGTACATTATGATCCAACTTTACCGGATGAATTACGTGAAGAAGGACCACAAGTAGGTGCGGATCAAATAAATCCGTATGGTTTTGCAGGCGACGGTAAAGAGTTGCCGCCCGGTGCTACATATAATAGCCTTATGCTAGGCGCTATGGAAGAAAAACTAAGTGAGCTTAAAGGTCTTAAAAAGGGACCGGGTACAACTCCAACAAAAATTACATTTCATCCTGCAATGGTTGCTGCAAAGAAAATGCAGAAAAAGATTATGGATCAGTTAGAGGAATGTAATGCATCTAAACATCTTCGTAGCACAGCGTTTGAAATGGCGTTGTTTGGAACAGGTGTCTTAAAAGGTCCGTTTGCAGTAAATAAAGAGTATGCAAACTGGGACGAAGAGGGAACATATAACCCTACAATTAAAACTGTGCCTCAAGTCGGTCATGTAAGCGTGTGGAATTTTTATCCAGATCCAGACGCAAACAATATGGAAGAAGCACAGTATGTAGTTCAACGGCATAAAATGAGCCGTAGTCAGTTACGTAATTTAAAAAAACGTCCTTTCTTTAGAGGCAATGTTATAGATCAGTGCGTTGAACAAGGTGAATCCTACGTTAAAGAATGGTGGGAAGACGATCTTGCTGATTATGAACAAAGCCACAGTATCGACCGTTTTGAGGTATTAGAATACTGGGGCGTTATTGATACAGAGCTTCTTGAAAACGAAGACATAGATATTCCAGAAGAATATGCAGACTATGACCAAGTTCAGGCAAACATTTGGACAGTAAATGGTCAAATTATACGTCTTGTAATTAATCCATTTAAACCTGTACGTATTCCATATATGGCAGCACCCTATGAACTAAATCCATACAGCTTTTTTGGTGTAGGCATTGCTGAGAATATGGAAGACACGCAGATTCTTATGAATGGCTTTATGAGAATGGCGGTGGATAATGCTGTTTTGTCTGGTAACTTACTTATTGAAGTTGATGAAACAAACTTAGTACCGGGTCAAGACCTTAGTGTGTATCCGGGTAAAGTGTTTCGTCGTCAGGGTGGTGCGCCCGGTCAAGCTATTTTTGGTACAAAGTTTCCAAATGTTGCTGGTGAGAACTTACAATTATTTGATAAAGCTCGGCAACTTGCTGACGAAAGCACAGGCTTCCCTTCATTTGCACATGGACAGACAGGTGTTAGCGGTGTAGGTCGTACCGCTAGTGGCATTAGTATGCTTATGGGTGCAGCAGCAGGTAGCATTAAGAACGTCATTAAAAATGTAGATGATTATTTGTTAAAACCATTAGGCGATGGTTTATTCCAGTTTAATATGCAGTTTTCTTTTGATAAAGACATCAAAGGCGATCTTGAAGTTAAGGCACGTGGTACTGAAAGCTTAATGGCTAACGAAGTACGTAGCCAACGCCTTATGCAGTTTATTCAAGTTACTAGTAATCCAGCACTTGCACCATTTGCAAAAATGGACTATATTATTACAGAAATTGCCAGATCTCTCGACCTTGACCCTGAAAAGGTTGTCAACAATATGGGTGACGCCGCTATTCAAGCCGAGATGATGAAAGCATGGCAAGCTACTCAGCCACAACCGCCGCAGCAGGCTGCACCAGCAGGTGCTAATCCAACAGACCAAACAGGAGTTGGCGGTGGTACAATCGGAACTGGGGTAGCACCGGGACCACAAGAACAAGGATTCGCAGGTAATGAGCAACAGCCAGCACAAGGCGGAACGCCTCAAGGCACTGGTCAGCAACCCCCACCTATGGGCTAATGTTACAGAATATTTAGATGAGTTGATTGCGTATCAGCATAAAGTATTAGAACAGGCAGAAAACAATATAGTACTACATAGGGCGCAAGGCTACATTCATGCCCTTCAAAAGATAAAAGCTTTGGAAAATTTAGTTAAGAGGGATTAGCTATGTACGAAAAACAAATGGAATTATTTGAAGACGGCGGCGAAGTAGATCCAGTTTCCGGCAACGATATTCCATTGGGCAGTACGGCAAAAGAAGTACGTGACGATCAACCTGCTATGCTCAGTGAAGGTGAAATGGTGGTTCCTGCTGATGTAGTACGTTATTTTGGTGTAGAGTTTTTTATGAGCCTTAGAGATAAAGCTAAAATGGGCTATAAAAAAATGGAGGCTATGGGTCAGTTTGGTACTGAAGAAGGTCAAACATTACCCGATGATACAATATTTAATGCTGGTGGACCACCTTTTACTATTGAAGATATTGAAGTTATAGAAGATTACGAAGAAGAAGAAGAAGAACCAACAGAAAAAAAAAATATTGAAGCAGCTGATGGCGCATTAGTACTAGATAATCTTCCTTTATTTCTTTCTGGAATAGGTACATTAGGTCTTTTTAAAGATAGCCTTTTTTCTTCTAATAGCGGTTCTGCCGATGGCCCCACAGAAGGTGAAGATACTTTAAATAGTTTAAAAACTAAAAGAGCTTTTACTGCTAAAGATGCAGAAGATACTGTAGGCACAAATGCTTTTGAATATTTAAAAAGCTTTTTACCGCCTTCTTTGCTTGAAGATAGTTCTGAGGAAGATCAACAAGCTCTTTCAAACTATGGAATTAACCTAGAAACAAATGTAAATACCGCTTTAGGAAATACTAGTAAAGATACAGGGGCAGGAGCAGGTGGCGGTGAAAATGCTGGAGACCCATTAAGCAGAACTGGATCTGGTAACGCCCCAACGCCCGGAACAGGCGATATAAACACATTAATGTCTTATCCTACTACTGCAAATATAGCAGGTCTACAAAGTTTTGGAAATTTATTAAATAGTGACTTAGGTAAATCAGCATTAGCAGGGTTTGGTTTTTTAACGTCTATGGCTATTAATCCGGGTCAAGCAGCTCCCGTTGTAGGACTAGTTCAAAGAGCAACAGGTATGCTAGAAAAAGGATTAATGGGTACTAGCAAAATCTCGGATGGTTTTGCGGCACTTAGAGACATACCTACAATACAAGCAAATATGGCAAATAGAGCAGCTAGATCTTTTTCTTATGGTATGAAAGATATGGCTAAAGAAGACAAAGATGCTATAGATGCTGTATTTTCTATGCAACAGTATGCTGATTCACAAGGTTATGGTAATATAGCAAACAACCCAAATGCTACAATTGGTATAACTAGTAGGGGTGAAGTTGTCGGTAAATTTAGTCAAGGGCCTCTTGCAGCAACATATAATTCTAGAGGCGAAATAATAGGTGATAAAGTTGTTCAAACATTTACACCCGAACAAGTAAAAAATGCTTACGAAAAAGGGATAAGCCTTGTAGAAGCAGCTAGAAACGCAGCTGATCCAAATTTTAGTCCGTCTAAAACTGATCCGGGTAGAACAATGTTTGGAGGATGGGGTGGGCCTTTAAGTGACGATGATGCAAAAGGGTTTAATTCTGCATTATCTCCTGCTGTTGATTACAGTATAGAAGGAAGCTTTGATCCGAGCTATAATGAAGATCCGGGTAGCATACCCGGTGGAAACGTAAACACGGGACGCGGTTTTGGGTCTGTAGCTGAAGGAGAGGGAGAAGAGGCTGCTAGTGGTGGTGGCGGTGACGTTGAT